CAGCATCGACTGCTCGTACAATTGACGAACCTCTTAGAGTATTGGTAATTTCAAATGGCATTTTATTTTAGTCCCATAGCTTGACGACGGCGCATTGACATCTTTCTCTTTAACAATGTGCGTCTTAGTTTACTTTTTCTTGTAGTTTTCCAAGAACGTTTTAATAAACGTGCCTTGCGTAATCTTACTGTTGCGGGTATACGTTTCACCGTATTACCAGAAATTCTATAACCTTTAAGTCCAGATTTTTTTACATTGCGCTGAACTATAATTCTACCTTTTTTATTACGACGAATACGGCGACGTATTTTTGTAATACGACCCATCTTTTGAATGTTTGGATTGCGTTTTTTAGCTGCTTCTTCTAATACTTCTTCGTCAACTTCAATCTCTTCAAACATTGCATCAGTAATATATGGTTTTGCTTCTTCCATACGAACGGAAGCAATCTCATCTAAACGTGCAAAGATAAGTTCTTTGGCTTCGTCTAATTTATTCTGTAGAATTAAGTCTACAAAATTCATACAGTTTTCCAAATGTTGATACCGATTCAGTTAGTTGCTGCCAAAATACTTGTTTACTTTCTTCGTCTAACTGTTCGTATGTGTTTATAATTTGTTGTTTTGTTTCTTCATTTAGAGATAGAACATTGCCGTCGTTGAGTAATAACTCTTCTGCTTCTGCAAGTTCTTTTACATATTCTTCTGCTTGAATAGGTGCATCCATAGGCATACCATATGGCACACTGAACACACGCTTTAATTTATCACTCCAGTACAGAGCAATACGTGTACCGTCTGGATATAGTCTTACTGCTTTACGTTTGATTACCAAAACAACCGGTGGGTCTGGCACCAGTGGTGTATCCATACGTGCTTCATTCAGTTCAACATCTTCACGCACAGCCTGTCTTGTTTTGGTAAACATCTGTTTACTTGAAATCAAATCTACCATGCGATTGAATAGATTACGCATGATTTCACGGTCAGCATTATTAAACACAGGACGTTCTTCACCCATCTTATCTAAGATTTTATGAATACGACTCAACTGTGCCTTGTTTGCCAATCCTGCACGAACAAGTGCGTCAAACTTAGAGTAGTCTGACTTCTCTTCTTCTACAATAGATTTGAACTCAAGTAATGATTTCATTATTATTTTTTCATTTGTGCAAGATTTTTTGTGATGCTCTTCTTTAAAGTTTTTATTTGAGATTTATTTGGTGTTCCATACCTAGATAAAGGTGCACGGCTTCTTAATAAATCTTGTTTACCAGTATCGGCTGTGTTTTCAATTCCACCGTGTGAGCCATCTTTACGGTAACCTGTGTTGTGAGCAATACTAGATGTTCTCCATTTTGCACGTTCTTCAAGTTGTTCACCGTCATGTTCTACTTCTTCTGCGTAGGCTTCTTCATCGTCGGTAACTTCTTCGTGCTCTTGCTCTTGCCCACCAAAAAGAGTTGTAGCGATTTCTTGCTTACGGCCTTGGAGCGCATCGAACGCTTTTGCGGATAAAACATTTTCTATTCCTTCTTTTGCTGCGGCACTGTCACCAGCAGCAATCTGATTAATAATTTCTTGAATATTCATAGTAACCTTTCTTATCTGCGTCTATTATTTATGTTGACAACCGCTCTGTTTACCTCATCGTCAAGTTGAGGTGTCAATGACTCAGGCTCTTCGGCATTTTCTACCGTGTTATCTTCTGGCTCTGCTTGTGGTTCAGCACCTTGCGGGCCACCTAATACAGGACCTTGCATATCATCAGGCAAAGTATCTTTTTCTTCCTGAATTTGTTCCTGCATTTTCTCAATCTCTTCATCAGTCATCATAAGAATCTTATTCTGAACGTAATGATTAGAGAAATAACGACCGACAAATGGATCAACCAACTGTACCATTTGTAATCTGTTTTGTAGTAACTCTGCCTCACGCAACTCAGTAAAGTTGTTGTCTTTACGGAAGTCGTAGTAGATATCTTCTTTGAACTCATCCCACTCTTCACGTGTGCAGATACCCTTGAGTGTCAACTGTATTCTCAGTGCATCATCAAACAACTGTGAAAACTTATTACGTAGACGAATAACAAACTTGGCAAACTTTAGTTCATCACGTGTTACTTCTTGTGAACGACCAAGACCTGCTAAGCCACCCTCTTGTGACTCAAGGCGTGAATAAGGTACGTTTAGAGACTGAAGTAATTTCTTTTGGAAATACTTTACGTCCTCTAACTCACCAAGATTTTGTCCGGCTGGTAGAGTAGTAATCTCTGTACCTTTCCCTCCTTCACGGCGGGGTAACCAGAAATCTTCCAGCATAGACATGTGCTTACGTTCATCACGAATCTCACCTGTGTTGGCATCATAAACAAGTTTGTTACGGTACTTAATCATGATGTCACGCAGATATTGTTCTGCTTTGCCACGTGGTAAATTACCTACATCGATATAGAATATGCGGCGCTCTGGCGCACGTGAAATACGATAGATAACAATCGCATCTTCAATCATTCTAAGTTGATTGAGAGGCTTGATTGCTTTGTGTAGATATGAAATAACAAATGTATTTTTGGCATCCATCAGACCAGAGTTCACGTTGATGATTGAATCTGGTGCAATACGGAGACCTTGACCTACATTTGCTGTAAATGTTTGTGTTGTTGTACCACGATCATTGTAAACGTAGTATTCAGCAACCGACACAATAACCATTGCACCCGTTTTTGGGTCACGGTCTTTTTTAATCTCACGCACTTTACGAATCTTGCGTGGATCAATGTATCTAAGTTCTTGAATACCTTCTTTTGGATTTTTGTCGTTTACTACCACATGATAAAACATACGACCATCAATGTACCAACGCTTGAATAAATCATCAGCAAGATTATTGAAGTTCAACATTCTCTGAACGTTATTGAACTCTTCGATAATCTTTTTCTTGATTGACTCTGGTTGTTTCAGATTATCAAGAACGATGTCAACAACTTTGCCTTGATCATCATGTGTGATGGCTTCATTGACGATTTCATCAATTGCCATTTGACATTCTGGATGATTGGACATCTCACGATATCGTGTGATAAGTTCAATCTCATTACGAACTGAGCCTTCTAAGTCAACATATGTACCGTAATAGGCATTCTGCGTGACTGTAACTGCACCATCATCTAACTGTGCAGCAGAAGGTAGTGTAAAGGATGCCTGTTCGGGTTTTTCAACCTTAACGACATCCCTTCCACCAAATGTGAAACCAAATAGTTTAATTGCCATTAAATATCATCCTAAAATAAAAAGTAAGGGTAAAACACCCTTACTCTTACACAACACCATCTGCAACTGCTTCCCACCACTGGTAGGTCAGAGTTACAGAAAACTCTTCGATTGTGTCATTCGAACCCCAATCAACATCAATTGGAGTGATGTCAGATGGGAACATGCCTACAAACTTATATTTCTTGATTGAGTTACCTGCTTTACCAAACTGAGTAACTTCACCATCAGTTGTATAACCTAATGGTGTGCCTGCAACTGGATTACGAACGTTTAGATTATGGCTGTTAATACCATTCATCCAACGTTCGAATGCGTTACGTACAATGAAATCTTCATCGTTGATAATTGTTACTGTCCAATCAGCAAAAGTACGATTGCCCACAAACTTTAATTCACGACCAAAGTATTGAACAGGCACAACGCCCAGTGTTGAACCTGGAAGTTGTGCTGTCTTACACATAAACGTCATTTTTGTTTGTGCGTTTCCTGGCAATGAGAACGCAGGAAACGGCATTGATACCTCAAATAGATTTGGGCGGGCACCGTCACCTGTTAATTGTGAACGGAACTGATTTACGTTAAATGCCATTTAATTTTCTCCTGTTTCTCTTATTTAAGCTGCACCTACAACTTCATTGAAACTTACACCTGTACGTACTGCAACAAAGTTAAGTTGAATAAAGTTGATAGAACGAGCAGGTTTAATGTAAATGTCACCAACAAATTCATTACGGTCAATAATTTCACCTGTGTTGTTTGTATCATCGCAGACTACACGGAAGTCAGTAATACCACGACGACCTTGAACGTCACGTAGGAATGGTTCTACAAGAGCAACAAACTGAGCACGTGTAAACTGGTCATTGAATTCGAACAATGAGAAACGTGCTGCACGTGAGATTGCTTTCTCAAGTGTGATA